GAGGCTAAGGAGAAAGTTCTCCTGATGCTAGCCCAAGGTAGCACCATATCCCAGGCGATGGGTAGCGTAAACCGTAATGAGGTTACCTTCCGTCAATGGAGTATGAAGGATACTGACTTCAAAGACAGGGCCGACAAGGCCCGCCTAGAAGGCAAGGGTATCAAGGCTGACTTTAAGAATCTTAAGGATATATCCTTTGAGGACTTCTCTGAGCAGTTCCTAGACACCAAGCTTTTTGACCATCATAAGGATTGGGTTGACTTAATAGAGGGGCGCGAGCCCCGCTGGTTGCACCCCGCCATGACCTATGAGCCAGGCGCCGACAACCGTATCCTGATTAACGTACCCCCTGAGCATGCTAAGTCCACCGTGGTGACGATTAACTATGTCACCTACCGACTAGCTGTGGACCCTAACGTCCGTATCATTATTGTCTCTAAGACACAGGGCATGGCCCGCAAGTTCCTCTCGGCGATTAAGACTAGACTCTCACACCCGAATTGGATAAAGCTTCAGACAGCCTTCGGTCCGCAGGGCGGATATAAGGCTGATAGCCAAACCTGGAGTGCCGATATGATTTATCTTGGCACTGGTAGAGACTCTGGCGAAAAAGACCCTACAGTACAAGCCCTTGGCTTTGGTAGTCAAATCTATGGAGCACGAGCCGATTTGATTATCCTTGACGATGTTGTGATGAACTCAAATTCCCACGAGTGGGAGAAGCAAATTGAATGGCTTCAGAAAGAAGTCATCACACGCTTAGGACGGCACGGGAAACTACTTATCGTAGGGACCCGTGTTGCTCCAGTAGATTTATATAAAATGATTCGGGACGGTCAACAATGGACTGGCGGTAAATCTCCATTTACCTACTTCGCCCAACCAGCCGTACTGGAGTTTGATGAGAAACCTAAGAATTGGAAAACTCTTTGGCCCTGGACGGACAAGGCTGAAAGCGATAAGGATGACGTTAACCCCGAGGGACTTTACCCTAAGTGGGACGGTCCTTCACTTTTTACTAGGCGTAGTGAAGTGGCACCTTCCATATGGGCGATGGTCTACCAGCAAGAGGATGTCACCGAAGATTCAATCTTTTCCCCCGCAGCAATTGCAGGATGCGTTAATGGTATGCGAAAGCGTGGCCCCCTTAAACCAGGAGTCCCAGGACACCCCAGCAACTTAGAGTCTGCCTATACAGTTATAGGATTAGACCCAGCCATGACTGGCAATACTGCTGCAGTAGCTATTACTTATAATCGCGGCGATAGTATGATTTATGTTTTAGATGCTGTCAATATGACAGAGCCCAGCCCAGCAAAGATTCGTGCCCTTATAGAAGATTGGGTACAAAGATACAAACCGCAGGAACTAAGAATTGAAATCAATGCCCACCAGAAAGCCTACGCCCTCGATGATGAACTGCGTAACTGGCTCTCGATGTATGGCTGTCAACTCAACTCTCACTTTACTGGTAAGAATAAGTGGGATACTTCTTTCGGTGTGGCTTCTATGGCAAGCCTTTTCGGTAGCCTTAGAGACGGAAGATTTCAAGACAACAACTCAATAGAACTACCAAGCAATGAAGGTAGCGAAGGGCTTAAGGCTCTTGTGCAACAATTGATTACTTGGAAACCTGAGACTAGAAACCCAACAGACTGTGTTATGGCTCTCTGGTTTGCTGTCATCCGCGTCCGCGAATTGATGCAGCAACACTCACAGTCAGCAAGATGGATGCAAAACCGTTGGGCTACTCGTGCTCAGACGGAAAGAAGATTCTCAATTAACCTAGATGAAGCCGTTGCAGAGCAATGGCAACAGACATACGGATAGGAACTATGGCACTTACAATTGAACAGATTGCTGCGCGAGTTGACTCGCTACGCTATCGTAGCTCAGATAGGGATGCTCGTAATCAAGACGTCCTTGCTGTCCGTAAAGGTCAGATTGCTAGCGTATATCCTGACTTCTTTCCAAATGGAGTAGACGCAAATGTCGTTGCAAATTTTATTGATATTGTTGCGAGAGACTTATCTGAAGTTATGGCGCCTCTGCCTGCAATCAACTGTTCCGCGGCGAATCAGACTTCTGACAGGGCTCGCAGTTTTGCTGACAAGCGTACTCGCATTGCAAGCAATTACTTTGCTCATTCGGACATGTCTGTACAGATGTACTCGGGAGCGGACTGGTATCTAACCTACGGCTTCCTGCCATTTGTTATCGAGCTAGATGAAGAAGCTAATCTTCCTCGTATCCGTTTAGAAAATCCAATTGGCTCTTATCCAGAGTTTGATAGATACGGAAGATGTATAGCATTTGCTAAGCGTTACTCATTAACCCTTGGCGAGCTTGTCGCCCAATTCCCAGAGTATGAGCGTACTATTCTTGGTGGACTTGGATATAAGCAAGACTTAAACTCTCTTATCGAAATGGTTCGTTACTATGACAAAGACCAATCGGTAATCTATTTACCAGATAAAAATAATCTTCTATTATCTCAAGCCAAGAATCCTCTTGGTAAGATGATGATTGTAGTAGCCCGCAAACCATCTATCGATGGTGAGATGCGTGGACAGTTTGATGACATATTAGGTATTCAGTTGCTACGCAACCGCTTTGCACTCCTTGCTATGGAGGCAGCAGAGAAATCTGTACAGGCTCCTATTGTACTTCCACAAGATGTACAAGAGCTACAGCTTGGTGGTGATGCGGTTATCCGCACATCCAACCCAGCAGGTGTACGTCGTGTAGAACTTACCCTGCCACAAGGCGCATTCACAGAGCAGACTCTGCTTAATCAAGAATTGCGTGTAGGCGCTCGTTATCCTGAGGGACGCACAGGTAACATTAATGCATCGATTGTCACGGGTCAGGGCGTACAGGCTCTCATGGGTGCCTTCGATACCCAGGTCAAATCTGCACAGGCAATCTTCGCCAGCGCCCTCCGTGACGTCATTCAGCTTTGCTTTCAGGTAGATGAAACTATCTTCCCAGAAGAGAAGACAATTCGTGGTGTAGATGCTGGTGCTCCTTATGAGATTACTTATAATCCTAAGAAGGATATTAAGAATGATTACTCAGCAGATGTACGTTATGGTATGCTTGCTGGTTTAAACCCAGCTCAAGGTTTAATATTCATGCTACAAGCACTTGGTGGTAAATTAATCTCCAAGGATATGGCAATGCGTGAACTACCATTTACTGTTAACGTAAGTCAAGAAGTTGAGAAGATTGAAATTGAAGATATGCGTACAGCTCTTCTTGGTTCATTACAAGCCTATACTCAAGCAATACCACAGATTGCTGCAAGTGGCGGCGATGCAAGTCAGATAGTATCTAAGATTGCACAGGTTATTAGAGCTCGCCAAAAAGGACAAGCGATAGAGGATGCGATTGAAGAAATCTTCGCCCCTGTCGAACAGGTTCCTCCTGCTGGTGCCCCGATGGTTGAGCAACCGTCCCCTGCTCCCGCTGGCGCTCCAGTAGGAGGCGCTATTCCTATAGAGCCAGAAGCAGGCGGACCTCCAGATATTATGAGTCTTCTCTCAGGATTAACATCAGGTGGAGAAGCTAACGCAAGCGTAAGAACTATTCGCCGAAGATAATCTAGGAGGGGACAATGACAACGATTATTGGAGTTGAATATAAAGATAAGTCTGTCATTGTTGCTGACAGTCGCATTACAGATGATAGTGGGAAATCTTACTCACATCCATTTATGCGTAAGATATCATCACGCGGTGCGTTACTAATAGCAGGAGCAGGAGAAGTATCACCCTGCGACATTGCCCAGAACATTTGGATTCCACCAGTATTCTCAGCGAAAGACAAGAAAGATGTTTATCGCTACATGATAGTCAAGGCTATGCCTTCTCTTCGTAAGTGTCTTACGGATAATGGTTATAACTTTGATGAGAATCATGATAAGAATAAAGATGGATTAAGATTTCAATTTCTCATCGCAGTAGGTGGTGAGCTATTTGATGTTGACCAAGATTTGGCGGTAATGAAAAGTGAAGAAGGATTCTACGCAATCGGAAGCGGTGGCTCTTACGCTCTTGGAGCACTTTACGCGGGTAGCGATGTCATCACTGCAATGGAAGTGGCTGCACGAATTAGTGTATACACAGCACCACCGTACCAAGTAGAAGAGCAACTCAAATGAGTAAGTTTACCCAAGCCGTTGATAAGGCTATGAGAGTACTTGCCGAAGAGTTAGAAGATTCAGAAAGCCAGATATGTACTGGCTGGGTGTTAGTAAGTGAGTGGAGTGACTATGAAGGCACACGCTATCTTATGACAGATGTAAGTGAAAACATGAATCCTTGGTTAGCCAAGGGTATGCTGTTATCAGCAGAAGAATATTCTTATAGTCCTGAGGAGGATACAAATGGCCGTTGAGAATCGTGGAGGCATGCGCCCCACAGCGCCTCAGAACAATCCAAATAATATTTCTCTTACTGGTGGCGACGGACAAAATCCAAAGAAACCAGAATTAAAATATCGCGGACTTGGATATAGAACTACTGGTGAAACAAACGCTCAAGCTTCTGCTGCGCCTATAAAGACTCCACAACCTAAAGCTAGAACATTTTCAACATCCATGCGTGGAGCTGCAGTAACTCCTCTTACAGAAGAGTCAGCATTTCCTGATGAGTCAATTCTTGAAGGTACACCAATGTTGAATCCAGCGTCTTCGGTATTGCCTCCTCGTACAGATAATCCTGATTATAATACAATTGTACAGTATCTACCTTCAATGGAATGGTGGGCAAGTTTACCTAATACGCCACAGACTACTAAAGATTATGTTAGGTATCTTAGGACTATCATATGAGTTTTTGGGATTCCTTAGGACGCTTAGCTAAGTTCTTAACGGAAACGCCAGACTACACGCCATCTGCTGAAGCAGGTCAACGTGCACCATCTAGCGCTTACCTACCAGACCAAGCTGGCAAAAGTCCCGCACAAAGACCAAAGACTGCAGCGGTAGCTATACCTGGTGCAATTACCCGTGCTAACGTAGCATCACTTGCTGACATCACAAAGAATGTTCCAAGCTCCCCTGGAGACTGGAATGATTCAATGGAGAGTCTACGCCAAGGAGCAATTCGCATTGGCGAAAATACTTTTGGTGGCATAATGCAGGGACTTGATGCTATATCTGGTGATAGAGCAACTAAAGGTTTAGAAAAAGCAGCCCCTGTTTTAACGGCGGGTCTAGAAAATGTACGTAA